TTCAGCCTGGCGGAAATCAAGCACCTCCAACTGAACGCCGAAGAGCACAACCCGCAATACGAAGGGTTCATTGCGCTCGGCAAGGCCGCCATGACCCGCTTCGCCGCGTGCTTCCCTGCCGTCAAGGACATCGTGTTGGATGGCACGCACGAGGAGATCCACGCACACGACATCGGAGCCTTCTTCAAGCCTGACGCCGCCGAGGTGATGGAGTGCCTTCAGGCGGACCTCACGCCTTGCCCTTATTACGCGCACTAGACACCCCTCTCTCCTATACTCCCACCGCCCACACCACACACTCCGCACGCCCACCACTCTCGCAAACACAAATAAAAAATAAGGGGAAACCCGATTTTTTGTGGAGACGCAAGCGTGTGCTCCACAAACACACCCCTCTCCCTTGGCTCTAAAGGTTTTTTATTCTATTAGAACCAAGGGAGAGGGGTGTGTTTGTGGAGCACACGCTTGCGCCCCCAAAAAAAATTGAAACCGCCGACCCCCTTATCCAAAAGCCGTCGCCGAGGAAGCAGAATCCGAAGCACACAAGCAAGCAAGCGCAAGCAACAAGCAATCGCCATGCCCATCAAATACAGCTCGAACGACATCTCCGCCTACTTTCAGCACTGCCCTGAGTGCGACACCCAGTGGCGCTCGCACCAACTTCGGCCCTGCTCGTGCTGCGACACCATGGGCATCATTCTCCATCTGGAAGAGGACCAGATCGAGGTCCTGATGGAGGTCGTGCGCACGCAGTCCTACGGAGTGAACGACGAAACCGACATCATGTTCGTCCTCTCTGAGATGATGCTCCACCTATGGCCCGACGTCCCTGCCGCCCTACTCGCACAGGCGTGCTGGATGTACCTTGGCACTCAGCACTACACCGAGGAGCTCGAGACCACCATGAAGTTCTTTGAGGAGCGCTTCGAGGACTCGCTCCAGGAATACCTCGACGAATACGAGTGGAGCGAGGAGCAACCGCACCTAGCCCCTGTGGAGACGGAGGCGCCCACCACCGAGGAATAAAAGCGACACCGCATGCCCACCACGCCACACACGCCCACCACACACCCATCCACGACCATCCGCACGCCCACACGCACCCATACCCCCCTTCCCATTAGAGAGGGGTGTGGGAGTCTCCACCACACACACCCGCCCATACGCATTTCCCCCATACCCCCCTTCCCATTAGAGAGGGGTGTGGGGACGCTTGCGTCTCCACCACACTTTCGCACAAAAATAAAAAATAAGGGGAAACCCGATTTTTTATTGCCTATGGAGGCGTAACCCATAAAAAATTGAAAGTTGGGAGTGTCCATAGAAAACCATCGCCCACTCTGAAGCAATGGCCATCGCAATCAACAGCACGCGCATCGCCGCCCACTTCGTCACCTGCGAGCCCTGCGGCATGATCTGGCGCACCACGGGCGCCACGCGTTGCACGCGCTGCGATCAGGCCTACGGCCTTCCCTTCCAACTGGATGATCTGCGCGCGTCCCACCTGATGGACGCCATGGCCGATTTCGGAAACGAGGAGGAATACAAGGACGAGGACGATATCATGCGCCTTGCGCTTGCCATGGAGGATCACTGCCAGTGGTTTAACGACGAGGATCCGTGGTATACCCAGACCTGCTGGATGGTTCTCCGCGAGTATCATTTCGACAACCCCACGCCTCACATTCAGCGCGCCATGGAGATCTTCGAGGCGCAGTTCCAAGAGCGAGTGGTCCTGGTCGACGACCGTGGAAATATTCCCGCGGACCCCCTCATGGGCTAAAAGCGACTTCATACGCCCTATAGGGCATCCACGACACACACATACACAAATAAAAAATAAGGGGCAACCCGATTTTTTGTGGAGACTCCCACACCCCTCTCCCTAAGAAAATGGGTGAATACATGTCCTTTCCTATGGCGGGGGGTGTGGGGAAACGCCCGCCACAGGCGGGCAGTGTCCCCACAAATTTGAAACGAAAAGCTTTCTAGAAGAAAGCCATCGCCCAACATGACCTCCATTCGCTTCCTCGCTCCCACCGAACCCCTTTTCCCCCACGAGATCCGCGTCATCCTTCGCACCATGGGACATGTAGAGCACGGCCTCGCCGTGAGAGACAACCAATTCATCTGCGATCTCTTCCTGTTCGCCTCGCACATCTTCGATGTTGACTATACGCGCATCAGTCTCGCGTTGGACATGAAGGACATCGACGAGGAAACCAAAAAGAAGTATGAGGGGTCTGGCGGATTCCAGGTTCTGACGGGCTACGAGCGGATCGACACGCTGGTGGAGCCGTTGGAGAGAGCGGGTCACATCATGGAGATTCTCATCAAAGATGGGGACATTCTGTCCCCATACCCCTCTCCCTTAGAGTAAGAGAATTCACACTCTCCCTTTTAGAGTATCCATGATCCCCTATGAACCAGTAGCACAGATAGAAAGACAGAAAAACACAAAAACGCCCGAAAGGGTATTTTTGTATGTTCGAGTGAAAATCATACGCAAGAGTAGATGGCAGCAGCCCCACAGATCCCCGCGAAGGCGATGGGTATGATCGATTATATCAATGAACGTATGACCGTGATCGTGCCACAGATAGAGGATATCGACAATTTGATGCAGAGCAACGCTCTCGATTGGAAACGGATCGAAGAGAAGATCACGTATACAGAATTGGAGATCTTGTACGCAAGTGAGGAGATAAATGCACTACAGAAATTGGCAAACAAAGAGGGGTTTCCGGGCGATATAAGGGCTTCTATTGATGAACAGGCGGGCCAGTTGTCCGCCATCTTTCGTTTGATCGCTTCCATAAAGGGGCATGCCAGCTATGCACCGCGCGATGAGGAGGCTCGAGCAGAGATGCAGACCGAATTGGATGCTCTACTCCTTCAAGCAAGGGGCACACAGATCCTTGTGGCGAGCTTTCATCAACAGGTCGGGCAGCACGGAGGTTCTCGAAAGCGGTCTCTACGCTCAAAGCGATCAAAGCGATCGAAGCGATCGAAGCGGACCAAGCGGAAGCAACGCACTCACCGCAAATAAGTGGAGGCGCATAACTCACACCCTCTCATGGGTCCCCCATAAAATTGAAAAGGCCGACATCCTACAAGAAAACCATCACAGTCCTACACACAACATGGACCAAGACATCCTCCGCCATCTCCGTCGCTGGGAAGGCACCACCGTCTACCCCATCATCGTCCTCGGTGGCCCCTCAGGCATCGGCAAAACCACCCAAGCGCGCATCCTCTCTCGCGATCTCGGCATCCCCTACACGTCCCACGACCTCCACGGCAACGCACACAACTTCCTCCACCATCTCTCCACCATTCTACTGGAGCACCACTGCGCCATCGTGGATCGCGTCTTTCTCGACGGAAACATGGCGTGGATCCAGTATCTCAAGACCATCATGCTCCCCTATGGCGCCATGGACGTCGCTCTCTTCCCCATCTTTCCCGTCATGCACGACGGCCTCGTGGAGATCGCTCTTCAGAACATGGAGAAGCGGACCATCGCGTTGGAGGAGACGGCCTATGCGGACGAACCGAATCGCGTGAAATGCGGGAAGACGATGGATGACCGTCGCAAGATTCTTCAGAAGCAACTGGCGACTTCACACACGATCCAGAAGGCGGCCTATGTGGAGATCATGGACAAGGGTGTTCAGCGCAGCGTCATGGAGGTGGCCCTTGCCTACCGAGGCGCTCTAGCGGGACTCCTTCACCAATACAGCCAGAGTGGGACGAGGAAGCGCAAAATGGAGACGCAAGCGTAAAGCGTTCACACAAAGCAGGCCCGTTAGGGACTGCGGGCCTTGTGGAACGCGAACTCTTTAGAGTCCCCATACCCCTCTCTCTAAGAGAGGAAGCGATTTCATATGAATATAGATACAAAAATAAAAACGAGGGGCAACCCTTTTTTTCATAACAGTGGACATATTCTAAGTCATTCCAATGAATCAGAATAGTCCTAGTGGAGACGCGAGCGTCCCCACAGAATAGTCCTGGTGAGGATTGAACTCACGACCGATGGCTCATAAGACCACCACTCTACCCCTGAGTTACAGGACTTTCAGGGATTTCTCCCTGGCTTACCATAGCATATGTCTTTAAGCCCTTATAAGCTTTATGGGAGAGGGGTGTGTTTGTGCAAAGCAGGCACTGCGAGCCTTAGGAAGCATACGGAACGTCTCTACAAATTTGAAAATGAGAGAAGCGATATAGAAGACAACCGCAAACCATGCCTCGCCCCTGGCTCGTCACACCTCTCACAGAAACTACGGAGTTTCACAATCACATTCTGATCACCCTTTACACGCCAGGAAAGAGCATCTCCGTTGTGGCCTGTAAAGATGCCTACTTCTTGGAGGTTCAGACACAGATTGCCGCTCAAATGGGTTTGTTCTACCATGACATCCACTTGATGCTGAATGATAAGACGCCTCCGCCTCTTGCGAAGGTATCCACACTGATGGGCCAGCTGGAGGAGGCGAACTATGTTCTGGAGATGGCCTAAGAAACGATGTAAAGATCTCTACGGGAGAGGGGCATGTCCATAGGAGAGGGGTGTGTTTGTGAAGCATACGCTTGCGTCTCCACAGGGCTTTTTTGGTTCATCGATGCCATAATAATATGCGATAGGAATAGAAACATGTCACTGCAAGAGGAACTGGAAGATGTAAATGGTGCACTCATCCAACTCATTGAGCAATACGATGCAGATCTTCCACGGGAGGATCGTGTTCAAATGGTGCAAGATGTGCGTGATCTATTGTCTGTGGCCATGCAAACGGCAGAGGATGATCTTCTGAATGTTATCCAAGAGTTAGATGATGCTCTAGAGGGGGCCATGAATGCTCCTGATAACGAGATGATTGGATTGCTGGAAAATGCCGCAGTTACGTCTCGGCATCTAGTGGTTCATGCAGAATACATGGGTGGCAACAGGCGTCCAATGATTCCTCGTGTGCAACGTAGAAAGAAGACGCTGCGCAAACGTAGCCTTCGTGTACAACGTAAACAGCGTAGAAAGCAGACGCAGCGCAAGCGGACCCATCGTAGAAAGTAGACCCGTTATTAACATGTTATCCTCACGTCTCATTAGAATGCAACCCATGGATGACTTTGACATCCATGACACCTATTGGGCCATGAATCGTGCCCATCACGGCTTGAACAAAGCCCTTGCATTGCTCTCTGATAGCGATGCGAAATGGAAAGACTGTCAGAAGGCTGCACGTGACGCAGAAGATAAAGTAAACGATGCGATGATCATGGGAAAGATCCCTATGAATCGATTAGCTGCAGAATTACGGGGAGTGCCGCAAAATATCCACCTTCCAGCGGATCGGAAAGAGGCCATGGTTCATATTGCCTCAAAAGCGAATATCATGATCCGTTCCTCAAAAAAAGCCGTGAATGCGCCGAATCCAGAGAAGATGAAAAAGGCGCTCATGGAGGCGTTGCGTATCACGAAGGAGATCGAGGAGGATATTCTTCGGTTTTATGAGACACGTAAGCACTACGGAGTGTCTCGTAAAAAGAGCAAGAGCAAAAAGAGCAACAAGAGCAACAAGAGCAACAAGAGCAAAAAGAGCAACTAACAAATGCCCTATTTCTATTATCTTAGTAGAAACATGGCGATGGTAATCCTCGAAGGGGATATCCTCTTTCAGAACATCCATACGACACAGGCTGCGATAGGGGACGCCCGTCTGGCATTGGACCAGGCCATTCAATCTCTACACACTGTCAATCGTCGGCAGCTTGTCCACGCCGCAAAAGACGTATTGCTACAGGCGATGTTGTTGATGCTGGAAGTGCTGAATCGGCTGTCCGCGATCAAGAGTGATCAAGGAAGGGAGATTACGCCCTCTATCAAAGAGAATGGCAGGATGGTCGTTCAACGACTCACTGTTGTGAGACAGCTCTTGCGCGATGTGCTCGCCCTTGTGGAAATAGACACGAGCGACGCGACCGAGATCCAGAATATGTTGGTCGAGATCCAGAATCATTTGAGGGAGATTGATCGTCAGTATTCAGAGATGTATAATAACGCAATGATTGTTACCGAGCAGATGAATGTGGAGGGGGGTCGTAGACGAAAGAGCCTGCGGAAGAGCCTACGTAAACGCAAGCATGCGAAGCACACGTATCGCAAGCAGAAGCACACATATCGCAAGCGCAAGCATTAAATCTGAGAGAGTAGTAGATGAACGGTCCTCCACCTGAATTACGGCTTATCGGTCCTAATAATAATGATCCAAACGCAAGGACAGTTGGTGAATTACGGGAAAGGCTGCGTGCCGCTCACAGCCATCCATTCATTAACCAGGCACAGAGAGATGAAATAGAGGGAGCGCTCTTCTATATTAAGTTTGTGCTCGATAATCAACGTAAGCTTCCTCCTGCCATTCTGCTTGAGGTAGAAGCGATACCTCGCCCTGCGAATGGAGGGTCTCGCCAACGGAAGACCCGACGTATGCGCAAAAAGAAGCGCACCCTACGAAAGAAGCGCACCCATCGCAAGTAAGGACTTTTTACATTCCATAAAAAATAAGGGTATCCCTCTTTTTTATGTCATGGAATTTGTGGATGATAAGTCCTCTCTATGGAGGCGCAAGCACCCCCCACCTATACCTTCTCATTGTCCACATCGCTGTCGCTCTCCGAGTCCAATCCCGCCTCGCGTTTCCCATTCCCATTCGCATCCGCATTGGGAACCGTTCTCTTCGGCTTCGTCACATTGTAAGAGTGAATCGAGTAGGTGCGTTGATGATTGTGAGGGTCAAAGTCCCAGCAGATCGTAGGCGTCGCATACGAGTGCGCCCGACTGACCAATCCAAACGCATCATTGATCATGTCCAGGAACGAGTTCATCTCCGTCTCCCATTGCTGAAGACGCGCCCTCCAGTCCTCGCTCGTGTGATGATCCTCATGACGCGTCACGCGGGCCACCATGTCCACCGCCACCATATGGAACGCCGCGAACACCTCCTGGATCTCCGCGTCGCGCTTCCGCTTCTTCTCCAGTTGGGCCAGGCGACGGCCCCATTGCTCCTCCGTGATGTCTCTCAGCAGGAACTGGATGTGGAGCTCTTGAACCGCGCCCTGATCCAAGTGGCTTCGATACGTTCGCGCGCCCAGGTCCTGAATCTCCATACAGATTCGATGGAACTCCACGAAGTGGGCCCATTGCGGTCCCTGGCGAATGGTGTGGCTGCGCGGCTGGACGCGGTAGAGGTCCCATGCGTTCGGGTAGCCGCCGCAGGGGATGTCCTGCGGGTTGCGAGGGATGCCTCCGTTACGCGCCATCCACTCGTAGTAGTGCGGATTGTGGATCGCTCCCTTGGTCACGATCTTGCCCGTCTCCCAGTCGAAGGGGGTTTGGCAGGAGATGCAAAACATTTGGCTGCATCCTGAGCTCTTCTGGATATACTGACCGCAGTTCGGACACGACTTGGAGTCCTTTCGGATGAGCTCCGCCGTCTCCACATCCTCCTTCTTGCACTCGTGGGCCGTGTCGCGGTGCTGTCCCTTGACCGTCAGGCACGTTCCACAGCTATACCACTCGCACAGTCCGCACTTCCACGCGGTGCTCAGAAATCCCTGACAGCCGTCCCGCAGGCAACGGCGGATGAACGTTTTCTTCTCTTCTCCTGCTTCGCTTGCTCCAGCTGCGCTTGAGGCGGCGGCCGCTGCGTCTACTTCTGCGTGGACGTGATGACCATGACGCACATTCCAGCGCATCTCATAGTAGTCGCGACGATACTCCTTCAGCTGATCCGCCATATCCTCCAGAGCCGCACGCTCCACATCCATCTGAAGACGAATAACCGTGCGCTCCACGATGTTCTCCACAGGGAGCTGATGGTATTCCATGTTGATCTGGTGATACGCAATGAGGTGTTTCTTTCTCTCCCGTCGCATCTCGAGAAGAGTCTGGTGGACCGCATTCACCTCTTTCATGTCATCGCGGGTCTTCTTGGCGGCAATGGCGGTGTCTTGGAGGCCAGGAAGCATGGAACGTTCGCGGTTCATGAGCACTTCCTGGCGGTGCTTGTAATACTTCTGCTTCAGATAGGTCGGCGTGCAGATGCTTCTCAGCGTGGCGTCCGAGTAGTTCACACGGCAGTGGAGACAGTGGGCGTCCTCATGACGGCTCATGAGATACTGCTCGACGCACTTGGAGCAGGTGGTCTTGTGGCAGAAGGAGCATTCCACTTTCTTGCGGAGCACGGCGGTGTAGTGATCGGCGCAGATGCTACAGTGCGTGGAGGCGACTTCGTCGTCGTGACGAGAGGAGGCGGTTGCGGATGCGGCGGTTGCTGACGCGGATGCGTTCGTGGAGTGAGACATGATTGGAGGATAGCTTTTTTTTTGATCGGAAAGTCCGTCAAATTTTAAAGACTTTTTACAAAAAAAATTGAAAGTTACCCATGACTACCGCAAAGGGCACACCATGGACTACAAACCCGTCATCATCGACGCCCTCCGCGTCCTCGAGGCGCGCGATAAAGCCGACAAGAAACACTTTTCCGTTCGTGCCTACGCCACGGTCCTTCGCCAACTCGAGGCGCACCCCGCACCCATTCGGTCCCTTGCGGAGATCCCTGTCTTCCAGGGCGTGGGAGAGAAAATAAAGAAGAAGATGGAGGAGATCGTGGAGACGGGGCGGCTAGAGGCTGCCGAGAAAGCCAAGGCCGAGTATCCGTTGGAGGCCCTCGCGCTCTTTGGAAGCATCTATGGCATTGGCCCTGTGAAGGCGAGGGAGCTCGTGGACATGGGCCTTCGGACCCTCACGGATCTTCGCGTGGAGCTTCATCTGAGTCATGACCTTCTCCATGAAAAACAGAAAGCGGGGCTCTTCTACTATGAGGATCTGGTGGAGCGGATTCCTCGTGAGGAGATGCGGGAGCACGAGTTACTGTTACAGGGCGTCGTTACACAGGTGGTGGGAGAGGGTGTCTCCCTTACCATCGTGGGGAGCTACCGTCGTGGAGCCGAGACGTCTGGAGATGTCGATGTGCTTCTCCGTGTTCCCTCTTCATGGACCTCTCTGATGTGTGGGACTTATCTCCACAAGTTCGTAATGGCCATAGAAGAGAATGGATACATGGAATACATCCTTGCGCTCGGTGAGAAGAAATGCATGGGGATTGCTCGACTTCCCTCTCGTGGTAAAGACTACAAAGCGCGCCGTGTGGACTTCCTCATCACTCCTGAGCATGAGTATGCGTGCGCCCTTCTCTACTTCACGGGATCGGACATGTTCAATGTGGCCTTTCGTCAGCGTGCTCTTCAGAAGGGATATACGCTGAACGAACATAGTATGACCCCCATTGGAGACACTCCAACCCCCCCACTGTTTCATACAGAACAGGACATCTTTCGATTCTTATCTCTTCAGTATGTGGAGCCTTCCAAGCGTGTAGAAGGGGCCCTCAGAACACTCATTAAGAGACCGAAAGTGGTTTATCCATAGAGGCGTGTCCCCATAAAATTGAAAGATGTTTCGGTTTTTATTAAAGATGCCACCATGACCGACATTGACTACGATTCTCCCGCGGAAGAGCCGCAGGAGCCACCGCAAGCGCAAGCGTCTGTAGAACCCTACCCCTGCGCCAACGTGATCGCCCAGTTGACGCATTGGGTGATCGAATCCACCCGCTTTGGCTATGAGGACAAAAGACGTTGGGAATGTATCCTCCGCTATTTCAGGCTCATGAACGATCACCAGATCCTCTTCACACACTATGCGAACATTCGTGTGACGGTCATTGCAAAAATCTCCGAGATCCAGGAATACGTGATGGAGGACAGCGACTTTGTCGTGGAGAATCGCACTCTGTTCACCCTCTTGAAGTATGTCATGAATGATGTGATGTCCGTCATTTCCCGTGTGGATCCTCCCGAGGTAAGAGGCGATAGGAGACGCGATGTGAGACGCAAGAGGACGCATGGGTGTGCGTTTCCCCACACCCCTATGGAGGCATACTGCCCCCATACCCTCTCTTAGAGAGGACGTGTATTCTGTAAAGTGCGCTTATTCCATGAATCACAAAAGAGGGGTAACCCTTTTTTGTGGCTGTTCTTATCATACAATGGGAGAGGGGTATGGGGACGGAACGTCTCCATAAAATTGAAAAGGTAATGTCCGATGGCGATCGATTGCCCTCTCCATTGTCTCCTTCGTGTCCATGTTTCGCGCTCTTCCCTTCTCTCCCCTCACCTCGCCCCCTGGGTCCTGCACGATCACCGTTCGCAGTCTCATGGAGACCGATCTCTATGTGGAGGCATGGCTTGCCGCCGATATCTCCTTGTTGAAAGAGGCGCTGATGGCGGTGTTCCACTGTTCTGCGGAGCAGATGCGCTTCTTCCTTCCTGATGGTCTTGCTCGCCCTTTCACGAGAGAGGGGTATGGGGACGCTTGCGTCTCCATTCCCGATCGCACATGGATCCGTTGTCTTCCCGTGATTGGAAACACACGGCTGGTCTATCTAGTGGTGATGGATGATGTTCCGAAGCGGGTTCGTATTTGTCTTCCTGTGAATGCTCTTTCCCGTGTGGGGACACTTAACCCACACCCCTCTCCAGTGGAGTGACCCTTTCTGATGAAGTTTCCCTATAGAAAAAGATGGAGGTCTTTTTTATACGATGGAAAGTGTGAGTGTCATGTCCTCTCCATTGGAGAGGGGTATGGTGGCACGTCGCCGAAGGCGACAATGTGCCCCCATAGTAGAATGCGAACTCCCATCTACGGAGAGATATTCAGTATAAGTGACACGGATCGTGACGTCACGCAAGTGAATTACACATTAGAAGAGATTGTAATCGATGCGCTTGCCACCTTTTTTTCAGACCCTAATGTGTCAAGCATCGAGACGCAGTATGGCATGTTAGCGTTTCGTATGTATACGAGTGAGAGGACGGGAAGAAGGGCTCCCATCCTTGTTCTTACTGAAGATGATCAACGGGTCTATCTCACTGGAGATCATAACATTCTCCAAGAACTTAGTGAATCTCTGGTAGACAATCTAGATGATCTCTTAGAGAAACCCCGCGATACAGTGGGCGGATCTCGTAGACGAAAGCGCACCCGACGAACCCGCAGAAAGCAGCGAAAGACACTTAGAAAAAAGTGAAAATACCTCGTATCTCCAAGGGAGATGGGGTGCGGGGATTACGAAGTGCGTTGCGTCTCCCGAAAATTGAAACCGCGAATGTATGAAAACAAAAGGCACCTCACACTTCGTAGCACTTCGTAACACTTCGTAACACTTCGTAATCCATGACCCT